CGTATAAACCTTTCATTTAATTAAACTCTTTTTCTTTTTAACTGGTTTAGTTTTCTTTGGTCTACCAACTTTACTACCGTATGTACCCTTACCGTAAGGCATAGTATTCTCCTGTTATGCTTTATAAACGTACGTTAAAGCGTACTACCATTTACTTTTGTTTGCCCAGTATGCCGCAGACATTACACCTTTTGCAATGTTCTTAGCATGACGAGCCTTGAATGATTTACGCCTAGCTTTATCTTTCTTTGACTGAGGGTTAGACCCTGCACCACGAACGCCTTGCTGACCGTAACGAATAGTTTTAACTTTGTCACCAGACTTAGCAACAACAACATGAGATTTTGTTGGATGGTTGGGAGTTCTTTTCGGTTTGTTATACCCCGATACCCCGATACGTGTTAACAAGCTTTTCTTTTTCATGCCCCAATTATAACAAAAAAAGCCCTCGAAAGGGCAAAACAACAAAGGGGATTGCTTTATTCTACATTAAAAGAAGGATGATGCAAACTTAATTGTTCTTCAGTAGGTGGTTTAAGTAATGCTTCTTCTTCCGCAGTGACCTCAGACCACAGTATATCTATCTCTTCTACTGCATAAGCAGGTAATGCAGACCCATACAAAACAGCCTCCATAATAGAATCCATCTTGGCAGGGACATCACTTAATCCGCAGTTAACAGATCTATCTCTTAACTCAGTTAGGAATGTACTCATAACAGTCTATCCTCATGGTATTTAATTAACTCATTAAACTCTTTCAACATTTCTCTGTAATCAGCAGTGTATAACTTCTTAATCTTTCTCTTGTCTTGATGCATCTGCCGAACAAAGTCCTCACCGTACCAATCAATCATCCATAACGTGTACTGACCTTCAGCACTTCCCTTACTCATCCCAAATGCATTACATCCTTTACACTGTGGATGGACGTTCTCAATCTCTAATGCCCAATACGAACTAGAACCCTTGGCAATGTAGTGACCACCATCTGCTTCCTTCCAATGCAGTCTCTTATCACATGAAACACACTGAACCATGCCATATTCATCTGCGGCTGATATTCTGGCTAATTTTTGCAATCTCTCTAAACATTTTTTTCTTAGCGTTTGAGCCATCTGTTTTCCTTATTTTACCATACCCTGTAGGGTAGCTTATCTTTTTGCTTAAACGCGCTGAAACAGCCCTTAAAACGCCTCTAATGGCCCTTCTAGGACCCATACCGTGGTCACTTCTTGATTACTTCTTTGTTTTCTTTTTTTGTTGTTCCCATTCTGCTTGTTCATCTTGTACTATAAGCCAGTATCCACTGCCTAAAACGACCATGATGGCAAGCCATGCAACTCCGCATATATATTCCATATTATTTCTCCTTTATTTTTCCATAAGTTCTTTTGATGGAAAGGGAATGTGTACCCCTGTACGTTCGACTAAGCCCCGATTGATAGCATCATAGACTTTAGCTACTTTGTCGGACTGTATTTCTGTTGTTGATTCAATCTCGAACATAGTGTTTTGTATTTGTTTCCAAAATGTTTTAAATGATTCTTGGGTCCACGGTATTTCGATGTCACCTTTGATAAATTTAGCGTTCATCTGGTGGTAGACCCCTGCATCGTTCAATCGTTTGGCCGCTTCTCTAAAGTAAACTTCAAGGGCGGCTTGTTGTTTGGGTGATCGCGGCTTCCCAAAGGTGTAGGTAAACGTAATGTATTGTCTTTCTTCGTAAAGTTTATCCACAAACTTCTTGAACATTTCTTTCTTATGCTCATTGTTAATTGTGTATTGAACACCCATTAAGCTTTCCTTTTGATTAAGTTTTTTCTAAGCCATGTTTGCGAAATGCTTAAATGAACTTCAGGTTTTTCTGCTACTTTGCCTTTTGGTTTAATATCTTTGCGTCCAAAATACTTTCCTTTGCCTATTCTTCTGCCTATGGTATCGACAGATAGGTCAGTCAGGTCTGCAATCTGCTGTAATGTATACCATTTTTGACGTTCAAACTTGTCAGTAGACTCATCTACAAACTTAACTTCTTTTTTGGGTTTGGTTCGTTTCTTTTCTTCAAAGTGATGATCCCTAGCAGTGCCTTTATGTCTTAGTTTGTCACAACAATTTGTATAAGAAATATCAAACGCTCTAGCCAACTCCCTTCGGTCATACATATTTCCAGAGACAAGGTTTGGATTACTGCCTAGATACTGAAACAATTTTTTAGCGTTCACATGGTTCTCCTTTACTGAAACATTTCTTTTAGTTTGTTAATCTCTGTTAGCGCAACCTTTCTTCTGTCTTCCTTTGTGCCAACACCTAATAGTTCTTCTGGTTTGTAAAGTCTATGTGACAGTGTACCACCTGAACCAGTAAATACACCTGAGTTAGTTAACAATCCAAGAATTGCATCAATGTCTGGAAACTCAAATCGTTTGTTGTTCGACTCCTTTTCTGAGTGTGTTAAGTCAAACGCCTTGTTAATTTCTTCTCGACTAAACTTAGCTATCTTTTTACCGTACTCTCTCCTAGCTAATTGTAAAGATTCCGAATCAGGCCATTGGGATTGCATACGCGCTACCCCATAAACGTTTTGTAATCGCATAAAAAAGTAAGCAATTGAATCCTTCTCCTCATTGTTAAAAGAGGCTGGTTGATTTGTTGTAGTCTGAGTTAAGTTTTGCATATTCGCTTTTAGAATTTCGTTTATCTGCATTTTGTTCATTCCTTATTTTGTTGTTTGTTTCCCACGTTCTAACGCTAGCCTTCCAATCTTTCATCTTACTATTGCCAACCTTCCATCCTTTAGATTGGTAGAAGTCAATAAAATTTTGTGCGTTAATACCGTTTTGTCTGTGATTACAATATTCCATAACTTGTTCAACACTAGGGGGAGTGAAACGACCCCCTTTATTAGTTTTATTATTATTTGTATTATTATCTGTACTATTAACTTCTATTATTTCGTTGATAGGGTATACATCTTTTTGTAGAGAGGTATCTATTATTTTATTGGTACCCTCCCCATTAATTCGTATATACCTTTTCACTATTTGCTTAGTGCCTTCTTTGTATTCAAGTTGTACGTTAATGTATCCTCGCGTCTTTAGTTGTCCTATCCAACCGCTAACTGTGTTTTTGTCTACGTCGTAAAGATCAGCAAAGTATTGATTCCCTGCCCAGCAATAGCCTTCTTGGTTACATAATGCAGTGATCTCTGCGTACAACAATCTAGCCAGTGGTTTTAAGGTCTTGTCATACCGTACATCAGCAGTCAAAATGGCAAAATAGGATGGCTTATCCATGTCACTCACCAGCCGCGATAAACTCGCTGACTTTAACTTCGCAAGCACTAGCTAACTTGTTTAATGTCTTCATGTTAGGTGATCGGTGGTTATTTCTGATTAAACTTAACGTTGCAATGTCCAACCCTGCACTGATTGCAAGTTGACTTTGATTTAGCCGTAGCTCATACATAAAATGATCGATTGATTTGTTGATGTCCATATTGACTCCTTAGTAGTGAATGCCGACTGTAAATTATTTTTAATCTGTAGTCAAATATTGTTTGACATATAAGCAATGGTCGTTCATTATACTGTGACAAACAACAAAAGGAGTAAGATATGAGAGACCATCCAATACAATGTCCAGATGATTTAGAAGATCGACAAGCTTTTTTCTATCCTGATATAGATCCGTCATGTCCTGTTTGTGATTTTGATCATTTCTCAGATAAAGAACGTGCTGAATATGATTTCGTACATGGGCATAACCCAAACGAGAAAGAGACTGTTGAGTATGAAAACCATTACGGTAAGTTGTATGCACAGTCAGCTAGTCAAGAACATAGGAGTTAACAATGAGTACATGGAAAACATTATCGGCAATAGATTGCAGTAACAAAGTAGAGAAGAAGGGAAACTTGTCCTACCTATCATGGGCGTGGGCATGGTCACAATTGATGGAGAACTTTCCTGATTCTACATACTGGTATGACGAACCTATTGTGTACGATAACGATACGGTTGAGGTTGCAGTATCAGTGAAGGTAAAAGATAACACCCATAAAATGTGGTTGCCAGTGATGGATAATCGTAATAAGTCCATTGTTAACCCTACATCCAGAGACATATCAGATGCACGTATGAGATGTTTGGTAAAGGCTATCGCCATGCATGGGTTGGGTGCTTACATCTACGCAGGAGAAGATATAAATCCAGTGGTTGCTAGTGCTATTCTAAGTGAAGAGCAAGCTAAAGAAATTAAGATGTTGTTAGCTGAGTATGAGATAGATGTTAAAAAGTTTCTTAGTCACTTCAAGTCTAGTTCAGTGGATGAGATGTTAGCTGTACATTATTCTAAAGCTATCAACGCATTGAAGGCAAAAGCTAAGTGATTGTTTTAGAACATGAGCAAGGAAGTAATGAGTGGTTTGCCGCACGATTGGGTAGACCCTCCGCTTCTATGTTTAACAAGTTCATTACATCAGCAGGCAAGGCTAGTACATCAGCCGATACTTACATAAACGAGTTGATTGCTGAACGACTTAATGGTTTGCGTGTTCCTATCTATGTGAATGAGCATATGGAAAGGGGTACAAGACTAGAGCCTGAAGCCAGAGAGATGTATGAGTTTGTCACTGACCAGAAAGTAACAGAATATGGGTTTATACTGGATGATTCTGAAGAGTTTGGTTGCTCACCTGATGGTTTGGTGGGTGAGGATGGCGGCATAGAGATCAAATGTCCTGCTGATTCCACCATGATAGGCTATCACAGAAACAATAAATCTTTTATCAACAAATACAAACAACAAATCATGGGTTGTATGATGATTACAGGGCGTAGTTGGTGGGATTTAATGGCGTACTCTGAAACTATACCCCACCTTATTGTAAGAGTGGAGAGAGATGACGAGTACATAGAGAAGTTAGCGGCTGAAATACAAAAGGCTGTTGATATTATTGTAAACGAAACGGAGAAACTAGCATGAGTGTAACTGTAACTGGCAAATTAAATAAGGCCGCCAACAAATTTCAAGCAGGAGAAAGCGTAGGGTTTGGGGTAAGGTTGGGTGTAAAATTTTACAATCGAGAAACTAAAACGCAAGACTGGACTAACTATGAGGCTGTTATCTTTGCAAGGCAGGGCGATCAAGCTAATTTTTATGAGAGTACATTGGTTGAAGGTTCGGTCATAGAGGTAAGCGGATCAGGTTGTCAGATTAAAACCTTTGAAGGATCTAATGGACCGATCTATAGTATTGCAATCCTTGATTCAAAGCTTGGCTATGTAGGTAAAGGAGAAACAACGCAAGCATCAACGCAAGCATCAACGCAAGCAGTCATCACAGAAGACATACCGTTTTGAGTAAGGACATACAGATAGGCGGAAGCCACTACAAAGACCTTGAGATACAGCCCATTGATTACATATTAGGCAACCAACTTGGCTATTGTGAGGGTAATGTGGTTAAATACGTTAGTAGGTGGCAGTCAAAAGGAGGAATAGATGACCTTCGGAAGGCTAAACACTACATTGATTTCTTGATAGATCATGAAACAAGAATATAACTATATGGTATCTTGTCCATGATTTAAAATCATTACCTAAACGTATGGGAGGTAAGTATAATTTCGCTTCAAACTAATGAGGTTGATATGACTACTTACTTTCTACTTCTTTGTGTAGCAGGGTTGATTGCTATTGCAAAAGAAGATTTAACAAACTAAGAACGTCCTTCGGGGCGTTTTTTTGTGAGGTTATATGAAACATTTAGTCATTCCAGATACTCAAGTTAAACCTAATTCACCTACTGACCACCTGAGATGGGCAGGACTCTATGCGGCAGAGAAAAAGCCAGATGTTATTGTCCATATTGGCGATCATTTTGATATGCCTAGCCTATCATCATGGGATGTCGGCAAGAAGTCCTTTGAAGGCCGTAGGTACAAAGATGATATTGAGGCAGGAATCTCCGCAATGGAAGTATTCATGCAACCCATATGGGACGAACAGAATCGCCTGATTTCAAATAAAAAGAAACGCTATACCCCGCGAATGATTTATACACTGGGAAACCATGAGAATCGTATCGAACGAGCTATCGAAAGTGATCCCAAACTAGAGGGATTGATTGGGTATAAAGATTTAAAATTAGAATCGTTTGGCTTTGAGGTTTACGACTATCTTGAAGTGGTCGTTGTGGACCAGATAGCCTACTCGCATTTCTTTACATCTGGTGTCATGGGTCGGCCTGTATCCAGTGCTAGGAATATGCTCAGTAAAAAGATGATGTCCTGCATTATGGGTCATGTACAAGACAGAGATATTGCCTATGGCAGGAGAGCAGACGGTACAAATATTTTAGGATTGTTCTCAGGGATTTACTACCAACATGATGAAGATTACCTTACCCCGCAAACTAACTCGTCATGGCGTGGAATATGGATGCTCAATGAGGTTGCCAACGGTGGTTGCGATGAACTGCCAGTGTCGATGAATTACCTACGGAACAAATACCAAGGGAAATAAAAAGCCCCCATGATGGAGGCTTGGCAGGGTTATTATTTTATCTTTGGAAATAGTTGGTTTGCTTCAGATGTTGAATGTTGCATACACCCTAATATTTTATAGTAATGCTCATAGTAAT